TCAATGTTTTTCAGCTATTTTATTCATTGCACTCCCATCATACTCCTTAAGATATCCTCCATAGTGCCTAAATAGCATCTCAGGCCCTTTATGCCCCATTTGTCCAGCTAGCCAAAACAGGTTAGCGCCTTGGCTGATGTGTCGTGTAGCAAAGGTATGTCTCGTTTGATAAGGGTTACGATACCTGATGCCCGCTTTTTTCAGCGTTGGTACCCATGCTTTCTTTCTGATTGCGTCAGCACCTGCCCAAGCTTTATTTGTTTTCGGATCTTCAAAAATCACATCATATTTCAGGAACGTGAATTGCTTCTGGTTATTTAGGGCGTTCAGGGCTTCACTATTCAACTCAACCTTTCTAGTACCAGCTTTAGTTTTGGTTTTCTTAATAACACCAACCACGCTGGCGGATTGCACGTGTGCAGTATTTTCTATGAAATCAATATCACTCCATCTCAATGCACATAATTCAGAGCTTCTTAACCCAGTATTAATGGCAAACTGGAATAAGTTTTTCCATTGCTCATATCTTGCCGCAACGAGTAGGGCAGAGACTTCTTTAGGTGACAAAGGATCAACGATATAACTGCTTTCATTGTCACTGTTATTTGATTGATATCTTGAAGCGGATACAAGGCTTACAGGGTTAATTGATATAACGCCATCGGTAATGGCTTCATCTAGTGAGCTACGTAAGAAAGAAAGCTGATTACGGATGGTTTTTAATACTGTCGTTTGCTTTTGTATCCAGTTTTTAAGGATAGCCGGTGTCAGTGATGAAACATGTAATTGGTGCAAATCAGACAGTGCACTTTTGCATTTTTTATAACCGCCAATCGTAGAGGGTGATAAATTTCGAGTTTCGCAAATAACTAAATACTCATCTAAATAATCAATCACTCTTTTTTCGCGATTATTAACGCCAAAAAGCATTAACTTTTTAGAATTAGGAAAATATTTAGCGTAATTAAAAGTGCCTTTTTCAATGTTATTTTGAATTTCAGCAAGCAACCTTTCTGCGTATTTAATATTTTTATTATCGATGGTTAATCTAGATAAGGGCTCTCTACATAGAACCCCTTTGTATGTAAAAGTGATAATTATTGTGTCTTTGGTTTTATTTTTTCGAACAGTCACGCCTCTTGGTAATGAGTATTCTGTTTGTTTTTTCGTGCCCATTTATTTACCTCGGTTACATCAATCCAGCGCTCCTTGGAGCCTTCTACTTTTAAAACTTGAATTCCCTCATGCCAGAATTGTCTTTGTAACCGTTTATTTATTGCTTCAGGTGACTCACCAAATAGCTTGCAATACATAGAAATCGGTATGCATTCAAAGTACATATTTTCTCTCCATACTGCCGTATACAGTTTAAATAGACGTTAATAATGCTGGTGGTATTTATTTAAACTTTTTAGAACTGTTTATTTAGCTCCTTTTACTTAATTCATTAAATCTACGTAAAAATAAAACTTTGGCTTGTAATGGGGTTAATGGATTAACAATAAAATCACTCGTAGGAATACCTTCAAGCATTAGCCAATTGCTACCCACATCAATTTCTAAATCTCGTTTTTCGGTTGCTAACATCATTAAGTCGGCTAAATGAACGGAGTCCGACATAACGGGTGGTAAGTTATATTTTTGACGAATAACAGCATCAATTCTTTTTTCTATCTCCTTATATTCAGGTAATAGCTTTTTAAGCGGTGATGGCAGATCTTTTACATAGGCTTCACTGGCATCGTGAAGTAAGGCTTCTAAAGCATATTCAGGAGCAACTAAATAGCTGACATATACCGAGTGTTGAGCAACAGAATAGAAATTATCAATCTGTCCATTAAAGCGACATTCATTAGCTAAACCCGTCGCAATGTCTTGAATATCTATAACCTCGATCCGTACATCGAGGTTATAGAAGTGCTTATTCGTTGCAGTTGCAATATAAGACATTATTCTCTCCACATAATTTAAGTAATAAAGATCCCTCTCGATTTAATCGAGATTAAGTTTCCCTGATGTTGGTTAATGGTAAATTCAAATAAAGACTTATTTTTTATGTTTCAATTATTGAACTTGATTATTGCTTACCTCAAGTTATGGCGGTTTCTACTGTTTCCCAACAGACAGAAACTATTTCTCTTCACATGAAAATTTTTATTAAGGTGTTTTCACACACATAATTGAATTAGATATTAATCATAATGTAACTCATCCTACACCGCACATTTAAAATGTAGGATAACCAACATTGGTGTGTCAAGTATTTTTGTAGGAAATCTTACATTGGTATATGATGGTAATAAAAAATCCTCCGAAGAGGATCCTTTTATCAATGAGATAGGAAATTATGGTAAATGAGCTATTTTGGCATCCACAACAACACCCACAATTTTACAATTTCCATTGATTGGTATTAAGCGGTATTGAGGGTTTAATGGTTTTAAGTAATGGTTGCCTGCGTCTACAATGTACTGCTTAAATGTAACTTCATTTTCAGATTCTAATTTAGCGACAACTAGCTTGCCACTAACAACCTCTACTGCGGGATCTACTAATATAATCATCCCTTCAGGAATACTGAGTCCAGAAGGAGAGGTCATAGAATCTCCTTTTACTTCTAGCCAAAATGATTCTTCGGAACAATGCACAGTTGTCTCATACCATGTATCGATTGATTTTCTATGATATGGCTCTACGGCCTCAGACCAATTCCCAGCGCTTACCCAGCTAATTAAAGGGTATTCACCACTAGATCTATTAAATTTAAAAAACGAAACATTAGAAATAGGATCTTCTTTTCCATCAACAAGCCAAATAGGGCTTGTTTCAAGAGCACTCGCTAATGCTTGAAGATTAGCGCCATTGGGTTGATAGTCACCTTTTTCCCAACCAGTAACAGTCACACGATTGACTCCAGCTTTTTTAGCTAGAACCTGCTGTGTCATTTTCAGCTCAAGGCGTCTTTGTTTAATTCGTTCGCTCATTTCTTTCATGTAGGAAAGCCTACCACATTCCAAATGTAAGAATCTTGACATTTAAATGTAAGATATCCTACATTATATGCGTGTGAATTATTCACTTACCAAAGGATTACAAATGAAGAAAAAAGATGTAATCACGTTTTTTGGTGGTACGTGTAAAACAGCAAAAGCCCTCGGTATTAAACATCCTTCGGTGTGTGGTTGGGGATATATCATTCCTAAAGTAAGGGCGTATGAAATAGAAAAAATCACCAAGGGAAAACTTAAATATAACCCTGAACTTTATAGAAAAAATACCAAAACAGCATAAGGCAATTAACTACCAATAAAAGATAGAGCAGGTAGATATGAGTAAACATTCAATTAAAGAAGTTATTAAAGAAATGTGCAAAGCACTGCCGGGTGGGCGTTCTGCGATGGCTGGGGCTCTAGGTATGTCACTTGATACGTTTAATAACAAGTTATACGAAAAAAATGGCTGCCGTTTCTTTGATATCGATGAACAAGAAGCCATGGAAGACATTTCAGGCACTAAGTTGCTGGTGGAATATCACCTAGAACGTCATGGCATGAGTGCATTACCGAAAATAGAAGCAGAAAAGATAGATCAAGTAGAGCTATTTGATATGCGAATGACATTGGCTGCTATGCAAGGATCACTCGCTGTTTTAATTCAAGAAAGTCTTGTTGATGGTGTTTTAACGGATGAAGAAATAGGGCGTATTTATCGAAAAGCAGGAAAAGTTTTTGCGTATGCAATTGGGTTCTTGGATTCACTGAAAGTGTTATACGGTGAAAAACAGGAAGCGACTAAGAAAGGGTGAAGCCAAAGGTATACGGCCTCTGGCTTCGATTGCCAATTTCAATGATGTGAAGAGAAATAAGCATGAGTAGATTAGCGCATCTAATACCTAAAAAGCAATTTCGCTGTTTACCCTTAACTAAAGAGGGAACATTTCGCTATGTAGAAAGCATACCGAGTGACAATCGATCACACAACTACCGAAAAAATATCGATTTGGTAGATAAGAGGACACTGAAAAAGTCATGGGCTGATTTCTATTTCTTGAGTGGAGGAAAATGCAATGCGAAATGAAGATCCCAATCGTCTTGATCGCTATTACAGAAACCCTCGAGGGCTCCTTGTTCATGTCATTCGTTATGATCGAGAAAAACAGCGCGTTATTTTTTATGATTGATGGTTGTGAATACGAACAATGCGAGCCAGTTCAGAGATTTAAAGAGAGATATACCCGAGTTAAGTGAGGCCTCTTATGAGTGTTAAATTATCTAGTTATGTTTGGGATGGTTGCGCCCATGCAGGTTTAAAACTCACATCAGTCGCTATCATGGCAAGATTAGCTGATTTTTCTAATGATGAAGGTATTTGTTGGCCTTCTGTTGTGACGATTGCTCGCCAAATTGGTGCGGGTGAAAGCACGGTGCGCACAGCAATAAAACAGTTGGAAAAAGAAGGGTGGTTAACCAGCGAAAAACGTAGAAAAGGCAATCGTAACGCAAGCAATATTTATCAGTTGAATGTAGAAAAACTATACCAATCAGCCAAGAAAGCGCTTTCTCAACCAACAAAATCTGACGTGTCAAAACCTGACGCATCAGGATCTGACCCATCAAAATTTGTTGCATCAAATTCTGTTCCTTCAGAATCGAGCAAAAGTAGGGATTTTGACCCGCCAGCTCCTGAGGGCGATCCATCAGTAACTTCAAAATATGATCCATTAATAAATCATTCTTCGTCGCAGAATTCTGGCGCATTCAGCGACCAGCCCAAAAATGATTTTTTAACTCGTTATCCTGAAGCAGTAATTTACAGCGCTAATGGGCAGAAATGGGGGGATGAAGATGATTTAAAAACGGCGAAATGGATGTTTGGTCGTGTTAAAAAATNACGTAAACACTTTGATGAACTCACTGTCCGTAGCCAAGAGCCAAGGAATGAACCAAAAGTTCATGTTGACACCGTTGAACGTGATAGTGCCTTTTCCCGCTTGATTGGCTCTCGCTCTAAACCTAAAAATCGCATTGAAGAAATTGCACTTGAGCTAGCAGGTAAAACAGGCATTCGTCGTATGAGTGAGTTTTCAGGTCGCCAAGCATGGAACAGCATTTGGAAGCAAGCGATAGAAATGTTACAGGAGGCTCAGTAATGCTAACTAAATACATTTTGTTCGTTAGTTTTTGGTTTGTAGTGACATTACTGATTGAATTATTGGGTACTTATGCCTGAGTTGATGTTAATGGATATTGTGAAGGAGAGAACAATCTGCCCATTTAATCACGTGATGTACGGTCACGAGTAAAACGTGGAGAGAAATAGCATGATGCAAAAAACAATGGAAGTTTCAGTATTACCTATAATGAATCGTGAATTAACTATGTCGAGTCGAGAGATTGCCAGTTTAACCGGAAGTAATCACTCCGATGTTAAGCGTTCTGCCGATAGGCTTTTTGTTGCTCAAATTTTAACCCAGCCATTGGCTGAGTTCCCTTTTGAACAT